CTACCAGTTCTTTCACTTGATTTAGCTGATAACCCGTCGTCAACTCAAGTTTAAACTCAATATCAATCGGGAATCGTGTTGCGGTCGTAACTGTCACACGATGATTGATAGGAGCAAGTCCAACACCTTTTCCAGTATATTCTAATGGATCTAGAACGTTTTGCACCTTCTTAATTGTCTCAGCAGATGCCAAGTTCAAGTCGTTATCTAAAATAACCACTTTAACCGTTCCTGAGCCATTCCAAACTGGATAGACCTGAACTGCGCCAACACCGTCAATTTCACGAACACGCTGAACATACTCAATGAAGTTGCCGCCAAAAGGTTTCTCATTGACGTAAATCAAGAAACGCTTCCGCAATTCATCGTCAGTTTCTTCATCTTGCCCAGATGTAACGATTTCCCCTAAGACTGCAGTAGCGAGGTTTCTGTAGTTCTCTAAGGGCAAGATATTACCATAGTAGCGATTTCCGACAACGCCAGTCGTCTCACACTCTACTTCATACTTGCCAGCTACATTAGTTGCACGAACTACCTTGTAGATGAGTGCAGCATCGTCAATTGTCGCGAAACGAGAACCCAAAGCGATTTGTACGCCTTCTTTTCTCTCGTTTTTAAACTCCGCAAAGCGTACCGCTTTTTTTGACGGATAACGATGTAGACCGAACTCTTCCACTTTGTAGTCTAGATATTGGCCAATAGCAGTCTGTGGAAATGTATCTAGCAGTAGATTTTTCAACTGCAAATAAAAACCAGCTAACTCGTAACAAGCAGGCGCCAATGCGTCATAGATGATAGAACCTTCCCGTGTATCAATATTTTCATTGACACGAGAAAGAGCGTCATTCATCAGATAATCAAACGTATATTTTTCTAAGAAATCACCTATCATTAATCAGCGTCACCTCCTTTTCAACTTTAAATAAACCGGATATAGTATGGACTTCAAAGACACAAAGTAAGCTGTCCTTGGTTTGCTGCTCGATGAAGAAATTTTGGACACTTTTAATTCTTGTATCAACTAACAAGGCTTGAGAAATTGTTCTCTCAAGGTCAGCTTTTACAAAATCATAAGGCTTTCCAATCAAGCGCTCCAATTCTACTCCGTAGTTCGAAGAGTAAATAACCCACTCAAACCGTTCTGTAAGTAAAATCTTTTCAACTGCTTGCCTCATGGCTTCTAAGCCGTCAATATATCCGTGTATTCTGCCATTTTTCACTTGATAAGTGTAGGATGGCAAAACAACTTCTTCAATGTTTCGTATATCTACCATCTTCACTCCATCCTTTGTAAAACGTAGTATAATTGCCCGTTCTGGGCTTTAATCATTAAGACTTTGTCTCCTGTTTCAAGATCACGAAAAACAATCCATCTCTTGTTGTCCCCTTCAGTATCTCCAGTACGTAGTTCTTTAACCATCGGACTTAGAACTAAAAAAGACTCAGGGATTTCAAGTTTATTATTAACCTTGATTGTGAGAGGAGAAACAGATGTGACAGAGCCAAAAACAATATCTGTTCTGTCTGTCCCATCATCTACTCCTTGCGCCAAAAGGCGTGCTAACAACTCTCCTGCCATTATTCCAGCGTCCTCAATTCTAAATCCATTGTATGCACCTTGTCCCACTTATGGGTACATTTAGAGATGATGCCAAGACTGTTCTTCTTAATTCCTTCAGACTCTAAATCAGCAAAATCCAGTACAACACTGTTGCCTGCACTGATTCCAAGATGTCCTAAACAAGGAACTTTAAAAGTCTTTTTAGGATGATTCTTAGCTTTCAATAAGAGTTCAGCCTTTTGTTGAATCTGACTCTCATTCATCTTTTCATCCACTTTTTCGTGGTACTGCAACTTGCCCCAAAGAGCAACTTTTTTAGAGTCTTTCACAACGTAAACTTCACGCTTTTTACTCTGTTTGTTGTCTTTAGTCAGCTTCACATAGTTGAAACTATCATCGATAGAGCCTTCATAGTCAAAATCTGTCGCCACGCTATCATCTCCAATTACTAAGTCAGTAATCAGCGAATTTAAGGATATATGCTCGACTGTACCAAAGTTATCCCTGATGATGTACCACATACCACCATGAATCAACGTTAAGTCCAAGGCGTTCTGGATCATCGCAAAATAAGTTTTCTTATCTTCAATTTTTTCCGGACACGTCCAGTTTCCCTCATCAACAACCTTGTACTCAAGTTCTGATACTTCGCAAATCTTACTAAAGATTTCATGGCTTTTAGAGGCTTCAAACACGATTGTATCAGTGTTTTTCAGATACCTCATTCTGTCATAAGCGGTAACCGACCATTTCTTAGCTGATTTCCGCTTTTTCTTGAAAACTTTTCCGTAAAAAATGCCCTTATCATCCACCTTGAAGCGAATAACATCCCCAAAGTTACAAGCAACCTGTGAGTCTATAATCATATCAAACTCAAGTTTCCCCGGCTGAAAATCAATGCTAGTTTCCCATTTGACACCACCGACTAACTCCGTGATATCAAAGACTTTACCGTCATTCACATCTTGAATCAGAAATTCCATCATAGGACTTGCACCGAATCAGCAGTAACCCAACCACGCCAACCGCCATCCAGCATAGTAACGTGATAAGGATGCGACCCTTTCATGTTGATATAATTGACAAGTCTAGTTGCGTTTGACTCGGTTTGACCTGGGCCTTCTCCGTAACTATCTCTATGCAGCTGCCCATTAACAAGCACCTTTGCACCGATAGTCACTTCTTTCTTGGTCGAAGGTGCTTGCTCTTTCTGAGGCTGACTAGCTTTCTTCTCTTCTGATACCTTCTTCTCGATTTTTACAAACCGAGCCTTGGCCATCTTGTACTCTTTGAAAGTGATGTCATAGTAAACATCCTCATGGATACCAGCTTTTCTTTGTTGCTCAAAACTCTCAACTGTCGCAAGCATATTGATACCCACGCCAGAGATAATCAAGCGACAAGGTTCTTTGCCATCCATGATTTTCTTTAAAAGTCGGACATAGGTTTCAGGCGTTCCTGATTTATTCAGGACATAAGAGCGGAAAGTGTCTCTTGGGAAGAATGAAGTGAAAGTAACCTCAGAGAGTTTGGGAAAACTCATCTGGGTTATTTCTCCTAGCGCAATACTCGTTGTGGACTCGTTATTGGCGCTATTCTTCGTTTTTAGCTCTTCTGGATTGACAGGAAGTTGTGTGACCTGACCTTTGTACTCTACGAAAATACCAATCGCCATTTCTTTCTACCTCCTACGCAATTCCTAGGTCGCTATCGACCAATCCGATAATCTTTTCTTCAATTTTGCCAACTAGATCATTGATATCTTGTTCAGTAGCGCTATTTTTAGACTCGTAATTAACGCTAACTTGAGGTGTTAGAACTTGGTAATCAATGATGTACTTACGTTCTGCAACATCACGCATCATCTTGATATCTTCGTCTTTCAGCTTGACTTCATCTTCAATCTTACCGACGTTACCAATGTTCTTGCCTTTACCTAGCTTATCACCAAGGCCTTTGCCACCTCCGCCACCACCGTCTGGAGCACCTGCTCCTGCTGGCGTCTGGTTCATTTTGTCAAATTTAGAAGCAAGTTCGTCTTGTTTCTTCATTTTGTCTCCAAATCCCTTCATAGCGTCACCGATGCCATTAAAGAAATTCTTCGTCCCTTGATATGCTGCCATTGAATCAAGCATAGGATTCTTCAACCCTTCTGTTGGATTGTGTAGTTCCAATCCCTTTCCTTTCATGCCAGCAAAAGAAACTTTTTCAGGAGCAGAACCAGGATCTAAACCATCAGCTAGTCCTCTAATTGAGCTACCAAGTCCTCCATTGTATGACATTGCGCCAATTTCGCCGACCTCTCCTATTTTAGGAGCGCCGGGGATTTTATTTATTGCCTTTATAATCCAGTTAATGGCCTTAATAGCCATATTAGCGCCAGCTATAAAGGCGTTACCTATAGCTGTAGCAACGTTTGCTGCGCCATCTGCGACTGCTGCAAATGCACCTAGAACTGCTTTAGCAAGAGTGGCAAATGCTTTCTTAACTGCCCAGACAGCCATTAGAAATGTGTTTGCGATTGCTTCAGCAACGGTTATTACTGCATTCCAAATCCCTATAAAGACATTGATAATCACAGAGCCTAAGAATATAAATAAGTTGATGATGAATAGTATGACATTGTATACTGTTTCTCCGATGTACACAAACATACTAATAATGGTAGCCGCAACATCTACAAAAGAAATACCCAACTCACTCAAAGCGACCGCAATTAAGAGTATTTGCCAGTTAGCTATTGCCCATGCAGCTGCAACTGCCAAACCTGCAATGACACCCACTGTAGCTAAAAGTTCAAAAGCAGTAATTACAAAATTAGCGTGTTCTGTAACCCAGTCCCAGCCTGCAACAAAGAGATTAAAGAGCCACATAGCTATCTGGCCGATTGCAAACATAGCGGTTTCTAAACCTGCCATGAAGTTTTGTCCAGCGGTACTGTTAATAAACTCTTGCCATGCTTGAATTAAAGGCTGAAATGCGTATGAGGCAACGTTACCAACCTGAGTCATCATGTCAGCAAAGGTCATCGGCATTTTCGCAAACTCAGCATTTGTTTCAACTGCTGAACCAAGCAAGGCACTCTTAAGGATATCTCCTGTTAATTGGCCATCTTTAGCCATTGCCCTCAATTGACCAACACTGACACCAAGGTGTCTAGCTAGTTTTTGGGCAACAAGCGGAGCGTTCTCCATCATAGAGTTAAACTCATCACCACGAAGAACCCCTGAAGCAAGCGCCTGTGTGATTTGAAGCGTCCCTGCTTTTTGTTGCTCTAAGCTTGCGCCACCGATTTTATACAGTTTATTTAGTTGTTCAGCGAATGCAATAGCTTCATCGTTGCTTTTAAAGGCTTCTCCAGCTTGAGAGCGTAGTTTAGCCACAGAGTCTGCCATGATACCGAAACCAGTCCTTGAGCGTTGTGCTGCTGCCATGATACCGTCTTGAAGTTCTTGACCAGTCCTTGTTCCGTCTTCTATCGTCTTAAGCCTTGCCATGGTCTGAATATAATCATCTCCTGACTTAATCAGACCACTCATCAAATTAGCCATTTGCCTCAAGGCTTGAATAGCAACCATGAAATTCAAAGCACGAGAAATAGAAGTCATTCGACCAAGCATGGATGTAGCAACACCTAAACCACCAACAAGAGGCCCAGTCGAAGGAAGTTTGGGAGCGATAGGTGGCGCCATTTTAGGCGCTACAGGGCTAGTAGCTTTAGGCGCAGTAAAATTCTTAGGCATATCTGCTTTGACTTTAATCGTTGCAGTTTGCGTCATCTTCTTGACACGTCTATCCAACTCTCCGAACTTAGCAATAGTCCTGTTGATTGTGCTATTAATTCGATTTAAAGGGCTTGAGAAATTATCTCTAAGCGCCAGCGTTTGCATTAATGTAGTCATCTTCTACCGTCTCCTCCTTCCTCTGCTTTTCCTTTCCATTTCTTTGTGTTCCTTTTCTTCTGCCTCTACTCGGATATCGATACAGGCAAAAATCAACGCTTTCTCACGTTTAGACAAGCTATCCAAAAAGGACGGGGTCCAATTGAATTGATGCAAACAGTAGTAGGCATAATTCAACTCTGCGTCCCCGTCCGCTATTCGTTTTTTGCTTCTTCAACAAGATCATTGATATCTTCATCAAATCCGTTAAGCGACTGGATTTCTTGCATAAGCCGATTATATTCCCCAATCTTCAACATAGTTTTCAAAGTTGCTGCTTCGTCCCCAACTGTGTGATAAGACTCTTGTAGTTGAGCATCTTTCAAGTCTGGGGTAACAACGCAGGCTACCATCAATGAGTCAATGTATCTTTCATTATTAAACTCAGGAATAGTCACACCTTGACGATTTTTCTTCTTGATTGTTGCACGTTTCTTCAACGTATCATTTAAACTTTCGTCAATACTACGAATGACAAAAGGAGATTTGAAACGTTCCAGTATCACTTCTTTAGTTTCATCTCGTTGAACGTTTTCTAGTAAAAAGTCTGAAATTGCCATTTATCTATCCTCTTTCTAACCTAATTTAGGCGCACCGAATTTTTCTAAAATATCCACATCTTCAAAAGTAAAGTTAACTTCTTCTTCCAAGAAATCTTCCTCAACTTTTAGTTGACCCATCACAACTTCATCAAGGTTACATTCACGCAAGATCGTTGTTTGGCGACCGATTGAACTTGTCGCATCATCGTTGGTCACTTGGATATCAAAGAATGTATCACGACCATTCTTCATGTAGTCCAACATCATTTCCTTGAATGTTGAAGTTACACCATAGATGGTCATCTTACCTTCACCCTTGAAACCAGTCGCTTTTACTTGCGTACCACGTTTGTTAAGGGTGCGGACTTCTTCTTTGTTCTTCTTAACTGTCGCTTCAAGTTCCTTGATGTAGAACATGAACTCATTTCTTCCGTCGATGTGAATAAAAGCGGTACCTTCCTGACCGCTGATTACGTCACGACCTTTTAAAAAAGCCATACTATCTCCTTTCCTACTCTACTGTAACTGTCATGTACAGTTTTTCCATGCTGTCCACTGGTTTCACTTTAACGTTAACCACTACAGACTCTTTCAACTCACCACGAAGCACTTCGATATCTTCAACTTTGAAGTCTTCAATAGCGCCACGAGCTTCAAGGTCTTTGAAGTAGCGAATACGGTTCGCTTTGAACGCTTGGCGTCCATCTTCGTTGTTACTTACTTTACCAAGGAAATACTCAGAGAAAGCATAACGAGTATCGTTCACGATATCGTCCAAAGTGCGCAAGATACGGTTCTTACGGAAGTCTTGGTTCTTCTCAATCGTGAAGCTAACGTGTGAGTTGATATCTTGTTCAACTACCGCACGGCCACGACGAGCAGTGAAGACAAACTGCCCTTTCAAAAGTGCATCTTCTGTTTCTGTATGGCTCAAACGACCCACGACATCAACCGAGTCTTCATACTTCTCATAAGTCAATGATTTTTCAACACCAGCATTTGCACTGGCTGCTGCAACCCATACAGTCGCTTTAGTCTTATCAATAACCGTCTTATCAGACAAGATAACGCCGTTTTTAACGTTGATTACTGCTTCACTGTCTGCGTCAGAGTCCGCAACAACCAATTGGGCTCCAAGTCCTTCATCTTCACGCATACGTTTGATAAAGTTGATAGCTGCCTTCTTGATAGCAGCGTCTTCTACTGGTAAAGCCATATAGTTAAATTCAACTGTCTCAAGAGCCTTGAAGTATTCTGAGTAGTCTTTAGTTGAGACTGTTCCATCAGTACCTCCAGCCAGTTTAGCACCCGCAACTGCTTTCAGTACTCCTGTCCCTGAAAACTCAACTAGATCGTTGTTTTTCAAATCAGCTAAGACTTTTACAGTTTGTGAGTCCATAACAACTGTATCAAGGAATGTGACAACATCAAATGAACCTGGATTGTCTACGTTCGTTTTGACTGTTACTGTGATGTCATTTCCACGGACACCGCTATATTTAGCTTGAGCCCTTACATTATCCGAAAGGACTACGTTGGCCTTTTCGCCTGTATTTAGGCGATAAACCAAGACTTCGCTAACACGCTTGAATGCCTCATTCAGCAACAAGAGTTGTGGGCTTTCTTGCTCGTAGCCTAGTTTTTTAAAAAGATCTTCGCCGCGTCGGATTTTCATCAATTTCTTTGATTCGCCGAAACTGAGTGCTAGCGGTACTGTTACGACACCATCACCACCAAGGCGAGTCATTGCGATGTCTTTTGATTTGACGTTGATGTAAGCACCTGGTCTTACCTTATTTTGGCGTTTCCAAATTCCACCTGCCATTAGTTAATCTTCCTTCCTAGTTCGTATTCTAGTTTTGCTCTTGCTTCTTCCAAACTATAAGACTCTTCTGGATCTAAAATAGCCCCCAAGATGTCTTTTTCTCCGTTGGTAAAAGCGCTACTTTCCAAAATATCTGCAGTAGGGAACACAATTCCGTCTACATTATCCATCTTTTACCTCTTCTTTCACTTTCAATTCACGTTGTTTGATATCTTCCTCTTCTAACTTCAAGCGTGTGCTTGCGTTAAAAATGCAATGCAGAACATTGTCAACCACTTCATACTGACGGTCAAATAAATGAATCGTCGGTAAGTGCAAGAGTTTATAACTCAACTCTTCCTGCATTGCTAAACACTCGCTACGCTTTTTCTTAGGAGGAAAATAAGACAAATCCACTTTAGAACGTACTTTCACATACTTATTGGCTTCTGGAGTGTACTTAGTATCAACCACATGGATAAAAAAACAAGGTTCTTTAAAACCTTGCTCTACTTCATCCAGATAAATCCTGATGTCAGGATATAACCCCTTGATGTGACTAACCAACTCCTCGACTAACCGAAAGCCTTTATTTGCCATTTCCTAACACGACCTTTCTCATAAAGCCATCATACTTATCACGGACACGATTTTCCATATCGCTTTTAGTATCTTCAACCGTTTTATGAAGGAAAAACTGCCCTGGAACAAAGCCACCATTAACCGTCTTATGCCCGTACTCAACGTGTGGGGCATAGTAGACCTTGTTATAAACTTTCTGTTTATAAGTCCGTCCAGATACTTCAATACGGCTTTTGGACCAGCCTTTTTGCAAGGTTCCGCCTTGTTTACCATGAGCACTTGCCCAAAATTTGACGTGTTTGCCATCTTTGGTTGTGAACTCAACCCAATGATCTGTGTAAACACCGACAGGCGTTCTCTCCTTCACATTAGATTTTAGTTCTGTACCTTCGTAATTCAAGGTCTGTCTCATAAATCGATCTACTTTCGCATGATTCGCATTCCTGTTGAAGTTGTTAGCAAACTTAGCGAAACTACGATAATCAAAACTGCCACTCACGATTTGCCCTCTAGCTTTATAGCAATTTCTTGGTGTGACCAATACTGACCAATAGGCACATTAGAACGTGTAAACACCTTAACGTGCCCATTTCTATCAGTCACCTCAATTTTGCAACCTGCAGGGATATCATAAACAACAGAGCAAAAGAGTTTCATATCATAGCCGTTAGCTTGATAGTCGCTCCCGTTCGTTGAACTATTGCTCATTTGCGAAATCCTGCAAGGAATGTCCTCTAATAGCACGCTTTCTGACATACTGGTTAGACCATCTATCTCTTGCTCTGTATAGCCTCTCACCGTCATTTTACAGTCGTACAAGCAATCAAAGACTGTCTTAGCGTATTCGGTCATAGTAGCTTCCTGAAACGATTCAACTGACGCTTGTAGCGCTCAAGTGATGACGGCACTTGTTTCATTCGTTGAATCATTTCATAAGGGCTAACCTTCTCGATTGTCGTATCACCCATTTTGATACTCTTGACCGAAAAGTCGTCTGCGTCTGCCTTTTCAGCAAGCACACTTTGCTCCTTGACCTTGTCCAGTAAGTCGTTGGTCATGTCTATCCATACGCTCTCTAAACGTCCAGGTACACTGTCTTGGTGAATATAATTCAAAATCTCATTTTCTACTTGGGTTAAAGCGTAGTGAAGAACTTCCATGTCCGTGAAATAATTATCCTGACGCATTTTCCGAACGCATGAGATCAAGTACGTTGTGTTGTCTTGTTTCAATTCTTGAATCATATTCTATCACCCAATCTATTTGCCAATTTTGTGTTTCAAAGCGATAATACCGATGTTCTTAGGCTCATAAACACGTTGCCAGTTCTTGAATTTAGCCAAGTCAGCATTTGATGGAGTGATGTTTCCTTCAGTCACTTCTGCGCCAGTCCATTTCACACCGTAAGGGTGCATAACAAGGGCACGACGAGTGTAAATCATGTCGTTACCTTTAGCAGCTTCACGAGAAGTTTCAAACGTAGTCAATCCTGATGGATTTCCTGTGTTAAGACCGATTGAACCTGTTCGGAAAAGATATGAAGTATAGATATCTCCTGCTGGTGCAATACCATCATCGATAATGACACGGTAACCAAGGTAAGTCGGAATGTTGATAGTCGCAGTTGTTGGCTGGATGTATTGAATCAAGTTGTCTTTTTGTAGTTTAGTATAAACTGCAGAGTGCATGGCAATCGCAGTAACTTGATCAGCAGAATCTCCAAGCAATTGTTTAGCGTCAAGCACCATAGCTGCATCGATACCAGTAGACGCTTTTGATTGGTCTGATACGTGAGTTTCTTCAAGAGCACCTTTCTCACCACCTGTTCCAGTAGCAAAAATACCATTCAAGGTAGCAATCAAGGCTTTTTGGTCTTCACGCAACCAATAAGCACCGATACGATTCAAGATAGCACGGACTGGGTCAGAACCAGCTACAATACCAGTCAATTCGTTGGCAGCCCAACCACGTCCACGATAAAGAACGCAGGCGATGTCTGCTCCAGCAGTGATTTTTCCAGTTTCTAGGGCTTTATCGCCATTGCCAAGAACTTCAGAATCGCCAGTAAGATCATTCCAGAAAGGCATGTTGACCAATAGACCACCAGATGTAATATTTTTAGAAACACGTTCATCTGATACTGCGATACCACTTTGAACGAAAGCAGATTTAGCAGCCGTGTACTGTTGCATGTAGGCATTGTACTGTTGAGGTGTAATTGTGTCTATAATTTTTGTAAGTTCATTAGCCATTAGTTATTTTCTCCTTGTTGTTGTAAAAATTGAGTTAGGTTGAAGTCAGGATTGCTCATAGCAGTTTCCCAATTCCCTAAATTAGCACCTTGCCCATCGCCTTGATTTGGCGTGTATTGGGCTTGTTTCTCCCCGTTAAAGAGATATGGACTCTTAGCACGCTGAGCCTCGATTTGCTCAGTCAAGCCAATCAATTTGCCATCTTTTACAGAGATTTCGTCTTTGTTTAAGATTTTTCCAAAAATTTCTGCATCTCGAACGCCAGCTTTTGTCAACTCAGCATCGATTAAGCGAGATTTGTTCTCATCTGCCAGCTTCGTCTC